TGTGTTTGCTGCAGGTTGTAGCCTGAGTTTATAAGCTGCATCGACATCACGATGCCAAAGCCTGGTACTATTGTTTTACCTTTCGGTACTTCTGGCGCTTTAGGCGCGTCTTTTTTATCTGTACCCGACGTCGTCGTAGTACTTGCGGGGCTTGGTGCAGATGTCGTTCCAGTTGCCTCGCTTTTTACTGTGGCTACCGAAGTAGCTGGTGTTTCTGTTGTCGTTGTCAATGCAGTCATGTCCTGTACAATTACAGGTTCGGGCTGAATGATGGGCGCAGTTGTGACTTGGTTCAGTACGCTGTTCGGATTCGTCGGGCTTATCGGACTGATTGGCGATGCCGGATTGTTTAGGTTTGTCGACGTCATCTTGCAAGTATTGTATATTTCCAACCAAATGGTCCAAGTTGGAGAACCATACGGATCCGAGCAAATCGAAGTTCTTTGTTCTTGAGATAATCCTTCGAAGCCAGCTGAACATGTTAGTTGCCTCGTTTCAGTGCTTTGTACACACGTTGGAGGATCTGGCGTACAGTTGTTAGAAGATGTTGTCCACCCTGTCCAAGACTGTGAAGTACATTCATAAGACCTAGTTTCATTAATGGCACCTGATTGATTAATTGGGCAACTAAGCGTTCTATATTCGACTTGAGGGCTACACACTGGAACTTGATATATTGAGCAATAAGGGTCATTCGGTCTATACCAACCGCAATAATGGTTCTGCAAAGCGTCATCATTTGAGATACCACTGCAAGACATAGATCCAGGAATGATGTTACCTTGGCTATCAGGCTGGAAATTACAATACCAAGCATATGCGTTATTCCTTAGTAGTAGAAGGAGTAGGAAGAGTGTAATTCGGACCATACAATTTTCTAAACTTCTCAGGATCTTTTTCATACCAAGCCTTCTTAGCTGTAAAGCCTACAGCGCCACCCATAGGACAAGGTGAACCGCTCATCTCCATCGCGTCCCATACTTTTGGATCTTGGCATAACACCGATACGGCAGCCACTTTAAGTCCTAAATCGTTTAATGTTTTGGCAAGCTTAATCTTAACGCAGTTTTCGTCAAGGAGAACGGTACCGCCTGATAGAGATATAAAGCCTAAATTACCAGCAGCACTAATCGGCACTGCACAAACATCTTGTGAAAAAGCTGACATACTAGGTGCCATAGCGCTAGGCACTGGCATCCCTTTTTGATTGATTGTAGTAGTTTCTGCGTGAGCTTGATGTATGCAAACGAGTAAACAAAGCGTAATTAAAATGCCAATTAAAATTTTCATACTAGAATATAATTGTCCCTGAAGAAGTAAATTGATAAATTCTATTTGTAGAAGTAGTAATAACTGTTGGGCTTCCTGTAGTTGTAGCAGCTTTATATGATTTAGGATAGCTAATTACAACAGCACCAGATGCTCCAGCACCATTAATATTAACGTTACTACCTGGGAATACACCACCCCCACCACCTCCACTACCAGAGCTTGGATAAGCATCAGTAGCATTACCACCTCCACCATAGGTAGTATATGTACCGAAACTTGGCCCACCAGCACTACCACCACCAGCTAAGTTATATCCACTTCCTGGGTTATATCCAACTGTAGATCCCGTAATAGGATTAGCAATACCAATACCTTCAGCTATACTAGGAGATATTGTACCAGCGCCACCAGCGCCACCACCAACTCCACCTCCTGAAAATCCATATCCAGCTGAGCCATTAAAACCTTGTCCAGGTGTACCACTACCACCAGGTTGGCTTGCGCCTCCACCACCACCAGAACCTCCAGAGCCACCGCCACCACCGTTAGCAGATCCATAACCGCCACCAATAGCTGTTACAGAAATTCCAGTACCAATTAGAGTTGTATTGTTACCTGATGTTCCAGAGCCACCATAACTACTTGCGCCACCGTTACCAATGGTTACTGTATAAGTAACACCAGCTTTAAATAATTTAGACGTAGCAGTTAATACACCGCCAGCACCACCCGATGCACCTGATTGTTGACCATTAACCCATCCCGCTGCTCCACCACCACCTGCTACGACAAGATAGGTAATAGCTGGAACGCCACCAGATGCAAACCCAAATGCTCTAGCAGAATTAACAGCAAGTCTTGATATTAAAGGCATTCAATATCCCTATGCAAATTGTACGAGTGAAGCTAATACTGTAAATGTAGCAGAGCCTGTTTTAATAATAGTATATGAATATATATCAACGCCTGAGGTGTTACCTGATGTAGGTGCTGATCCACCTTGCCATTTAGGAGTGACTGTTGATCCATCTACTTGAACTACATTGTTATAATATGCTGTAGCACCTTGTGTAGCCATCACTACCACAGTTACAGATTCGCCTGTAGACATAGCACTATCTAGTGATGTGCTAGAAGAAGCTCTTAAATTAACAGTCCAATTACCTGTAGCAGATGCAGTTGAATAATATACAGACTGAACAGTTATGTCATAATTTAAAGTAGAAGCTAAACCTGTACCTGAAATGGTAACCGCTTCTAAAGCATTAAGAAACTTAGAAGCCAGAATAGCTGAAGTGCCATTAAATGTTTGTTTAGCTGTGAATGTTGTTGCTGTACCTGGAGCTACGTAATCTGTACCTGCTGAAGCATTAGCTAGGGCACCACCTGAATTAGCTTTTAGAATAGCTGTACCTGAAGGAGGAGCTAAGTAATCTGTACCTGCTGTAGCTGCAGCAATAGCACTTGTGCCAGCACCTTTTAAAATGCCTGTAGGTAATGTTGCGGCACCAATACCACCTTGTGTGATAGCTAAAGGGGTTGATAATCCAGTAATAGACGTAATATCTGAGTTAGCACCAGAAGAAGCTGCGCTTAAATTTGATCTAGCTCCAGAAGCTGTTGTAGCACCTGTACCGCCGTTAGCTACCGGAATCACTGTACCTGTTGCTAAAGATGTAACTACTTCAACTACGTTTGATCCCGTATTAAATACAATCATTGATTTACCAGCAGGAACTGCAACACCTGTACCAGTAGAATTTTTAACTGTAATATCATAAGTTAAACTGTTATTAATGATATATTGCTTCTCAATAGCTGGAACAATTAAGTTTTGAGCAGCGGCTACAGTACCTGTTAAGTTTAAACGTAGATTACGAGCAGTTTGAGCAGTATTAGTATTAGTTAAAGTTAAGGTAACATCAGCACTTGAGAAAGAAACATCGGCTGTTCCTGTGATTGCTTCTTCAATCGCTGTACCTAAATTGGTATTTGTAGTAACTCCCCAGGTACCTGATTGGTCGCCTGTTCCAATAAGTTCTATTTTAAGTGGTGAATAGGTACTTGCCATAATAATTCCTTTATTTTAGTTATCCGTATTATACCTTAACTACAAGGCTGCGATGTATCAATTGCGCCCCAACTTGGGGTTTGTGAGTCATTTATATCAATCCACCCAGCAGAACCAGGTGCTGCAATGACAGACCAAGAAGCTGTTTGGCTATCATCAATCTTAAACCAGCCGTTATAGCATAAGTTATCTAATATTGTGAACACTTCGTTTATAGTGTAGTTAAAATCCGCTCTTACAGAATATACATCTGCAGGATTAGAGTTTTCAATAATAGATAGATTGTAATTTACACTTGCGGTATTGCTATCACCAGAAGTAAGAGGCTCTGTAATATCTAAGAAGAATATAGATATAATAGTTGCAACATCCGCCATCGTAATGTTTTCAATTTGGCTTGCTACAAAGTTTGCAATAGCAGTATTAGCGTCTTGCATGGTTGTATTTTCTACTATACTTTGTGCAAACTGAGCTGTAATACTTGGTGTATCATTTAAATCACTGTTCTCAGATATAGATGCTAAGAACTGAGCTGCTATACTTCTTACATCATCCATTACAAATGGTTCGTCACGAGTTTCTAATGCCGCAAAATATTGTACAGATAAATCATCTATAGTAGCGTCTTCAGTAATACTTTGTGCAAACTGCGCTGTTATGTCTGGTGTATCAGCTAAGCTACTATCTTCTGTAATTGCCTGACCAAATGTACTTACTTGAGTGCTTGAATCATCTACACTAAAGTTTTCATCAAGTGAAAGTACAAATAACCCTGCAAAAGAATTATTATCAGTTAAGGTAATATCTTCTATTACTGATTCATTAAATACCCATACCTGACTACTAGCATCATCTAAAACAATATCTTCAGATATAGATAAAATAAATGAGTTGCCACCAAGTCCAGCAAATGTAGGTTGAGCAAAGGCAGCGTATCCAAACATTATGCGGTATAGGTTCCTGAACCAGTGTTAGCCCACTTAATAATTGTGTTAGCACCTGATGTTGTAATTGTAGGTGAGCCTGTTGTTGTGCCAGAATAATTTGCAGTTGGGACTGAGATAATAACTACGCCCGAACCACCTGCTACGCCATTTGAATTTGGAGCATTTGCGGAAGTTCCACCTCCACCACCACCGCCTGTGTTAGCAACGCCTACTGTAGCAGCTGTACCAGGAGATGCCGTACCATTACCTCCTGAAATTCCAGGAGTACCTGGACCACCAATACCAGCTACACCACCACCAGCACCATTAGATCCGCCACCGCCTCCTCCAGCATACGTAACAGGAGTACCTGTAATACTTGATGCTGTTCCAGGTCCACCAGTGCCTAATGGAAAATTACTTCCCGCACCACCTCCACCACCACCACCACCTGATGTGTAAGGTGCTCCTGCAGTTCCATTACCGCCACTATTGCCTTGACCTGGAGTTCCTGAAAGGCCTGATCCTGGAGAATTAGCACCACCACCACCAGAACCACCAGATGTACCTGGACTTGCAAAACCAGATCCACCACCTCCACCTACTGCTGTTGTTAATCCTGTAAATGTTGATTGTGTTCCTGCTGAACCAGCTCCATTAGCAGGGCCTGCAGCTCCTCCACTACCACCACCGCCTACTGAAGCTGTGTAAGTAGTACCAACTTGTAATGTTGTAGTTCCAGCAACATAACCTCCAGCTCCACCACCACCACCACCTCCACCTCCACCCCCACCGCCTGCAACTAATAAGTAAGATGCAGTATAAGTAGGATATACAGGTACTGAAGGTGTAGTTGTGTATGCAGCTGTAGAATATACCCATCCTTGTGTAGAGCCTGTGTAAATTAAAGTAATGGCTTCTCTATTAGTGGATAATGTTTGATTATATGTTAATGATGTAATCTTTAAACCATTAGGATTAAGAGTTAAATTATTAGTTGCAAATGTACCAGCAAAGTCAATAATAGATATTTGATCTCCCGCTGAAGGACTAGCAGGTAATGTCACCGTAAACGCTGCACTCGTGGTATTACAGAAATATCCAGCATTAGATATAGCTGTGAATCCTGTTGTTTGAGCTGTTGTATTCCACGCCACATTAGGTGAAGCCAACATTGCATTCTGTACGGTGGTTAATGCCATGATTTATCCTTAAACAGTAGGTGTTACTTCAATCCATGATGTTGTTGCCTCATCCCATTTATATAGTTTGCCATCTGTAGGCATAGCTACTGGGGCTTCCCATGTCCATGTAGGTGCTGAAATAGTCCAGCTAGGATATGGTTGTGGTGCATAGAATACATCGTTAGTACGGTCATAAGTATAACCAATACCAGCGTAGTTACCACGTAATGGTGTACCACCTAATGTATGAGTTCCACCAATAGTGTTATATGAAGTTTGAATCCATTCACCTGGTGTAGAATCTACGTAGGTATCAAAGAATTCTTTTTCAGCAACGATAACTTGCGTTACCTTACCGTCTGTTACTTTTGCAAAATGTGACATTTGTTTCTCCTTAGTTTATAAATTAAGCTGTGTATGTTCCAGACCCAGCTGTAGTCCATTTAATTATAGTATTACTTCCTGATGTTGTAATTGTTGGGCTTCCTGTAGTTATACCAGAATATAATGCTGTAGGTATTGATAATATAACTACACCCGAGCCTCCCGCACCACCGCTAGCTGGCACAGAAGCTCCACCGCCTCCACCACCCCCTGTATTAGCAGTGCCTGCAACGCCTGGAGCTGGTGCTGGATAACCTCCACCAGAACCTCCACCTCCTGCCCCACCCGCACCTTGACCTGGAGCACTTGCAGAGCCACCACCACCACCAGCGTATGTAGCGGGTGTTCCTGTTATACTTGAAGCTGTTCCTGCACCACCTGCACCACCTCCAGAAGGGGCACCTGTTCCTCCAACCGCACTAGCACCACCACCACCACCACCTGCAGCTACTCCTGCTAAACCAGCCCCACCTGCATTGCCTTGACCTGGTGTACCAGCACCGCCTGATCCTGTATATGGAGCGCTTCCTGCAGCTCCACCACCACCACCAGAGCCACCAGAAGCACCAGATTGAGAACCTGGACTAGGACCACATCCTCCACCTCCTCCACCTACTGCTGCTGTAATTCCAGTAAAGGTAGAATTAGTTCCATTTGTTCCTGTAGCAGAAGTTCCTCCAGCGCCACCGCCTCCTACAACAGCAGTATAAGTAGTACCTGAAGTTAATGTAACTGTGCCTGTTATATATCCGCCAGCTCCACCTCCTCCTGCATTAGCTATAGAAACTATTCCAAAACCTCCACCGCCACCACCAGCAACTATTAAATATGAAGCTGTGATTGGCACTAAAGTTGTATTTACAAGAGTAGTCCAAGCAGTTCCGTTATAAACATCAATTAATCCTAATGTAGTGTTAAATCCAAATAGCCCTGTAGGAGGAGAAGTAGGGCGAGTAGCTGTTGTCCATACAGAAGCATTTACCCATGCTGTCCCACTATATGTCTCATAACAATTAAGAGTTGTATTAAAACCAAATTGTCCAGTAGAAGGAGCTGATGGTCTACCTGCTGTAGTCCAAGTTGCATTTGTTATTCCATTGGTTCCATCTATGATAATTGCCATTATTTATCCTTAGTTTCTAGATAGTCTAAAAATTCTTTTATAGTTTTATGACGTATATATTCATCACGTATTTCTTGTGGTGTAGGCTGTGGGAGTTCATTAGATTCATCCCAGTCAATAATTTCAAATGCGCCACCTGATGCACTTAGGCAATATAAAGCATTTGGTCTTAATGATTTCATTACAATATCAATACCAAATTGAAAGCCTTGTTCGTTACTAAATTCTTGTATAAGTTCATCTATTTTCATTTGCATATTATACCTTAAGCTGTGTATGTTCCACTACCCGTAGTCCAAGTAATTATAGTGTTAGCTCCACTTGTAGTAATTGTTGGACTTCCTGTTGTAGTACCTGAATATGATGCAGTTGGTACGCTTAATATAACTACACCAGAGCCTCCAGCAGCGCCCGTATATCCAACAGAAGCAGTTGCTGATCCAGCACCACCTCCACCACCAGTATTAGCTGTTCCTGCAACTCCATTAGTTCCTGGACAAGCACCACCACCGCCTAATCCACCCGTACTTGTTCCACCACCGCCACCTGCGTAGTACACTGATGTACCTGTAATTGATGACGCTGTTCCATCTCCACCAACTGATGGCGCAGTCCCAGCACCACCTACAGCGCTTGCACCTCCACCACCACCAGCATAAGCACCTGGACTACTTCCACCAGCATTGCCTTGCCCAGGAGTACCCGCTCCTCCAGAATTTGGTACATTAGATCCAAAACCTCCACCACCAGAACCTCCTGATGATCCTGCAGCTGGGAATGATGCGCCTTTGCCTCCGCCTACAGCAGAGGTTGCTCCTGTAAATGTTGAATTTGATCCATTAGTAGCTATGGCACCACCACCACCTACCACAGCAGTATAAACAGTTCCTGATCCAGCAGAAGCAGTGAAAGTACCAGTAATATAACCACCAGCACCAGCACCTCCGCCAGTAGCATAATTAGCAACACCAGATCCACCACCTCCGCCTCCAGCAACAACTAGATAAGAAGCTGTGTAAGGCGCATTAATAAAAGGTGTAGATCCTCCATAAACATTACTAGAAGCTAACCAGCCTTGTGTTGCATCAATATATGTAAATGTAATACCTTGTCTATTTGTTTGGAGCAGTTTAGAACTACCACCATTAATATTTGCGCCATTACCAGCTACAGTAATATTATTAGTAGCACTTGTTCCAGCATAGTCAACAATGACTACAAACTGACCACGAGTAGGTGAGCTTGGTAATGTGACTGTAAATGCTGCACTTGTTGTATTACAAAAATAACCACCATATGCTACAGCAGTAAATCCACTTGTTTGTGGCGTTGTATTCCAATTTATTTGACCTGGTAATGCATTGCCTGTTGTAGCAGAAGTTATTATAGTGCCAGTTAAAGCTGGCAAAGTTAGTGTAGTGCTTCCAGCAACACTTGGAGCTTGGATTGTAACTTGACCGCTAGTATCTCCGCCTATAACAAAAGAAGCCATTATGCAGTGTAAGTACCAGAACCACTAGTCCATTTAATAATTGTGTTTGAACCAGATGTTGTTATTGTAGGAGATCCTGTTGTTACGCCAGAGTAATTAGCTGTGGGAACAGAAAGTATAACTACGCCTGAACCGCCAGCACCTCCAGCAGCATAAGCATTATTACCGCCTCCAGCGCCACCGCCTGTATTAGCTACACCAGCTGTACCTGCACTATTTGGTGCACCTCCATTACCGCCTGATACTCCCGGAGTACCTGGACCACCAGCGCCCGGTGCAGGAGCATTACCACCTCCGCCACCACCACCAGAATATATAGCAGGGGTTCCTGTTATAGATGAAGCAGATCCGTTTCCACCGCCACTTGATGGCGCAGTTCCACCAGTTCCACCAGCACCGCCACCGCCACCGCCTTGTGGACCCGAGGCATTACCTCCAGCACTTCCTTGTCCTGGAGTTCCAGGAGCGCCTGAAGGAGAAGTAAAACCACCGCCACCGCCAGAACCACCAGATGTTGCTGCCGTTGTACCTGATTGACCGCCAGCACCGCCACCTCCGCCTACAGCAGCTGTTATACCTGTAAATGTAGAATTTGTTCCTTGAACACCTATAGAAGGGGTAGCTCCTGGTCCAGAAGCAGCTCCAGCTCCACCTCCTCCTACTACGGCTGTATATACTGTTCCGCCACTTAAAGAAGTAGTTCCAGTTACTAAGCCCCCTGCACCTCCGCCTCCGCCTCCACCGTAACCTTGACCGCCACCAGCACCACCAGCAATTATTAAATATGAAGCAGTGTAAGTTTGTGGTAAAGGAGCAGTTGTAGAATAAACATCCGCATAAGCTAACCAGCCTTGAGTAGAATCTACATAAACTAAATTAATAGCCTCACGGTTTGTAGAGATAGTAGCTGATAAAGTACTACCTTGTATTTTATTACCATTTGGATTGATCGTTATATTATTTGTAGCGGCTGTGCCTGCATAATCAAGAATAGAAATAATACTACCTGCTGTAGGACTTGCTGGAAGCGTTACAGTTAAAGCACCAGATGTTGTGTTCATCGGATACCCTGTAAATGCTACCGCTGGGTTAACGCTTGCTGTTTGAACTGTTGTCCAATTAATTTGATTAGGTATACCTGATGTTGATGCAGTTGTAATAACAGTTCCTGTTAATGCAGGAAACGTAATAGTATTAGTACCAGCAACAGCTGGCACGGTTAAGGTTATAGAACCTGAGGTATCTCCTGCTACAACAATTGAACTCATCCTGTATAAGTTCCTGAAGAGTTAAACTGTATAATAGTATTTGAACCAGATGTAGTAATTGTTGGGCTACCTGTTGTTGTTGCAGAATATGAAGCAGTAGGGACTGAGATAATTACTACTCCTGACCCACCATTTGATCCTCTATTTCCAGATCCACCACCGCCAGCTCCACCACCACCTGTATTTGCTGCGCCATTATTAGGATTTACTGCTCTAGTAGTAATACCTGCACCACCACCTCCTAACCCACCAGAACCAGCAGTACCTCCATCATTCCATCCAGCACCACCACCAGCGTAATATGTTGAAGTTCCCGTAATAGATGATGTTGATCCATTTCCACCGCTTCCAGCAACACCACTTGCTCCATTGCCACCAACAGCTCCTGCTCCACCACCACCACCAGAACCGCCACCGCTAAACGCATTACCGCCATTATTACCTTGTCCTGGTGTGCCCGCTCCAGCAGAACCAGTATTAGATCCTGCACCGCCACCAGATCCACCTGAAGCTCCTGATACGTTAAACCATCCGCCTGCACCTCCACCACCTACTGCTGTTGTTGTACCAGTTAAGGATGAATTAGAACCGCTAGGTTGTGGATTAGAGGATATTGATACAGATCCCGCTCCAACCGTAGCTGTATATGTAGTGCCAACTGTTATAGATAATGTGCCTGATACTAAACCACCAGCACCACCACCAGCTCCGCCATCATATCCACCAGCACCGCCACCTGCTACTACTACATAAGTTGCATTGTATGGGGCATTAATAAATGGAGTGGTTGTATATGTAGCTGTTAAAGCTTTCCATCCTTGAGTAGAATCAATATAAACTAATATTAATGATTCATTGTTTGTTTGCATTACTTTGTTTGTAGCGCCACCATTAATCTTTAAGCTATTAGGATTTAATGTTAAGTTATTTGTTGCAAATGTTCCCGCATAATCTACAAAACCTATTTGATCTCCCACTGCTGGTGAGGCAGGTAATGTTACTGTGAATGCGGCTGATGTAGTATTGCAAGGATAGATGTTTCCAGCAACGCCTGTAAATCCTGTAGTTTGAACTGATTGAGTTAATAATCCACCAGCTGGTGCCCAAGCGCTACCATTGTAGACTTCAAGAGAACTTAATGTAGTATTAAAACCAGCTTGGCCAGTTATAGGACTTGCAGGACGAGTTCCTGTTGTCCATGTAGATAATGAAGTACCTCCGTTAGAAGCTAGTGATGATAAGTTAACTGCGTATGTCATTATGCTCCCCTAACTAATACACCAGAAAATCTTGATGTATTTGAAGATGTTGCTGTAGATAATGTTAATGTTCCTGTTCCAGCTAAATAAATATATACTTCAAAATAATCTGTGCTTCCGTTAGCATAAACAATGATTGACCCTGAAGCAATATCATTTTCTCCGCTTGGAGTTGATATTGAACTATCAATTAATCGTGCATATGCTGAACCATTTTTATATATTGAAATAACTCTTCGTTGACATACCAATGTTGATGTAAACATACATGAAGTATTTAATTGGTAATATCCAGCTACAGTTGGAGTAAATGTTGATGATGCAAAATTAGAATTAGTGTCAAAATCTTCTGTCCCAAAAGTAACTTTTGTAAATGTAGCATTTGTTATGGATTGTATAGAGCTAGCATAAGCACTAAATGCTGGAATTGTTGTACCTATAGTAGTCCATGTAGGAGCTGCACTAGAACCCGCTGAAGTTAATACTTGACCAGAAGTACCGAATGATGGTGTTGAACCTACACCTACAGCACCTGATGTATTAATTGTAACTGCAGTAGTGCCCGCAGCTTGCAAGGCTAGTTGACCACTGCTATCTCCAGTAGATACTATTCCACCAAAACCTGAATTGCTTGCATTTATTGTTGATGCCATATTAGATTACCGCCCATCGTGATCCAGAAGGAACTGTTACAACTACACCGCTTGCTACTGTTACAGGACCCGTGCTCATAGCATTAGATCCAGAAGGTATTGTATACGAAGCAGAGATAGTTTGATTGTTGACAATTATACCATTAGTTGCATTAATTACAGCCCCTGTTCCTGTTGTCGTTGTAGGTAACGCTAGATAACGACATGAAATATTATCAGTGCCTGATGGAGGTGCTGTTGAGAATGTTAAGGTAGTTCCTGATACTGTATATGTGCTTGGGTCTTGAACAACACCTGATATAGCTATAATGACTGATGCTGAGTTAGCTGGCGTTACAGACATTGTAAATACTGTTTGAGACCCTGTACCATTAAAGTCTTCTGCTGTAATCACGGCTGCAGTATTAACTGCACCAAAAGCTATGACCTCAATCACATCTCCTACATTAGCACCTGTAGCTAAAACAATCGTAGTACCGTTAGATGCTGTGTAATCAGCAATAGCTAATTTAACACCGTTTCTATAAACTTCTACTAAACCTACCGTATAAGTGACTGTGAATGTTGTTTGGCTTGCTGTAGCAGTAAAGTCTGTAACAGTAAATGAAACACCAGAAGCTGTATTGGCTACCCATGAAGGAATGCCTGACGCTACACTTAATATATATCCGTTAGTGCCTATAGGTAATTTAGATAATGTGTCTGTAGCTGATGAATAAATAATATCACCAGTCGTGTAAGAAGTTAGTCCTGTACCACCTGATGTAGCACCTAATGTGCCTGCTAAAGTTACTGCACCACTTGTGGCTGTACTTGGTGTTAATCCACTTAATGATGTTTGGAATGTTGTAACTGCTGATCCTGATAAAGCTCCCCATGTTGGAGCAGATCCTGTATTACCTACTAAAACTTGTCCTGTTGTTCCAGCTGCTGTGACACCTAAAGCTGATGTACCATTACCATATACAATACCATTTGCTGTAAATGATGTTACTGCTGTACCGCCTGCTGCAACGGGTAAAGTTCCAGCAACTAAAGCGGAACTTGATGTTGAATATAATGCGTAGTTAGCCGCAGAGAACGTAGTTAGTCCCGTACCACCATATGCAGTACCTATTGTGCCGCCCTGCCAAGTACCACCAGAAATAACGGAAGTGCCGAGGTTAAAAGCGTTCGTACCAAACGTAACGCCTTCTGGAAGATAAGCATGTAAATCCCATGTACCGCCAACAGTAGCGTTAACAGTTAAAAATACTGCCCCAGCTCCACCAGAAGGGATTGTGCCAATAGACCCAGTAGCATAATCTTGAAGCGTTAGGGTTCCAGTCGCCATATTATTAAACAGAAATGCTACCCCAGTAGACAGAGTGGTAGCATCAGGCATTGTATATGTTTGGTTGCCAGTACCAGAAAGCGTGTGAATATAACTTGATGCTGTTGTTAATGCGGTGACACCGCCAGCGGCTGTTGTATTTGTATTAGATTGATTGAGTCTGTTTACAGCTACGTTTTGATTTGCATCTCGCAACATAACAGAATTAGCACCAGAAGAAGTAGTAACTCCAGTACCGCCATAAGCTACACCGATAGTTGAACCTTGCCATGTACCAGAAGATACAGTACCTAAAGCACTGACATTATCTGATCCATCTAGGTTAACTGATTTTTCTGAAGGGTATGTAACAAATACATTGACTGTGCCAGAGAATGTAACCGCAGTATTAGAATTACTTGAGGATAAAATGGTTGTACGAGTTAATGTAGGTCCAGTAGTAGAATAGGTACCAATACCGACTTCCCAATTACCAGAAGCGTCTGTTGCAGAATAATAGGTTGTATTTCCGTTACCAATGACGGCAAAGGTTTGAAACCCAGTAACTGACGCGGTTAGGGTAAAGCTGACTGTGGTATTAGCCGTACCCTGTTGCTGGACGCGATCATTTAACGCTAGAGCCATTTAGGACTCCTTAGCTTGTTGCAGTAGTAGAGTATGTAACGCTTACTGTATCACCTGCTGTTGTTACTTTAGCAGTTGCAAAGTTACCTTCACTATATAATGTACCTGCAGTAGAGCTTTGTGTGCTTACAGCACCAGTACCTGTGACTAAGAAACAACCATAAACTGTACCACCTGCACCTGTAATAGTGTAAGTAATAGCTGTTGCTGTTGATGTTGTTACGTTAGTAGGTGTTGTACCTGATGATGATGCCGCTGCAAACACTGCTGTACCACGAACTGCTGAACCACCAACTGTGTAGTTAGTAAATTCTTTACCGCCGCCAACTAATGTTGTCATGGTATCTGTAGCTGCTGGTGTTAAAGTAGCATTAGTTAGTCCTAAGAAAGGTCCTACTGTAGTATATGTGCCTGAAGTTCTTAGTAATGTATTTAACATTAACTCTTTACCTACAGCTACAACTAAGTTAGGAAACTTTTCTTCCCATTTTAAGTTACCTGCTTTATCTTTGCAAACTACGTGGTAGTGACCATGCACACCCATATCTTCTGCAGAAATAGCATTTGTATTTAATGTGGCAATGGCTGAATCACCAAAGCCTTGTTTTTCTTTATGCATGATTTCTCCTTAATTAATTCTTAATACAGCAGTGGTTGAAGTTGCTGATGGAAACGTTATTGTAAATGTACTTGTTGCTGTTTTATCACTACCAAAATTTAATACACAGACAGCCGCATTTGTAGTGCTATTATATATCAAAGCTCCGGCAGTAGTAAAATTTGCAGGACTCCAAGTAACATCTACGAACGACACATAAGCTGTATTATTAGTCGTATCACTACCTAGTCCAGTTATCGTTAAAACTTTACCCCCTGCTACATATCCAGTACCTGTAATTTCACCCTCTGTAGTATATGCAGTAGTAGTCTCGTTCAAAGTAGCATTAGCTGTATAAAGTGCTATTTTGTATGTGTAAGGAGTACCTACATTAAAGTTCTCTAAAGCCTTTAATAAATTAAGTTTGAACGTAGTAGTTTGGGTTTGTCCTATTGCCATTATTTAACTGGGTATCTAACCTGCCCGCTCCTATATGCATCTTGTCTATCTTTACCGTCTGAAAGTTGTTTCAACAATATCATAGCTTCGTCGTATCGAGCTTTATAAATATTCATTACGTCCGCTTCGCCCTTCATATAAGTGTAAGCTTCTAAGAGTGACCCATAGAGTAAAGTAGAACTAAAATTATCACCTAACCAAGTTTGACCGCCTGATACTGTTGTAATAGACTCAGGATAATAAAAATAGTGAAGCTCAACCGCATACGACGCATCTGGTGTAGGACCTAATATAAATGAGTTCTGATCAAATACTGCATAATATGCAGGGGTACCATAAAAATCTGAATCCGTATCAGGATATGACTGTCTAATAAAATTAACGTCTTTATTTAAAAGATATGTATACTCATTAGCCGCATTAATAACAGCCAAACTAAATGTAGCTAACCAATTAGTAGGCATAGCTAAATACTTATTACCCGATGTAGTTGTACCTGTTACGTTTTTACGTAAAGCAGGGAGTTGTACTGAGTTGTATATACGTTGTTCAGCTTGAGTTATAAACGTATTTATATCTACGGTTTGAAACGTATTCTCAGTATAACTTTGTATTTCGTTAACTAACTGGGTGTAATTCATTTATTACGCCATTGGGCCGCGAGCTTTAGTACCTTTAGTAGCTGCACCACAACCGCGAATAGTAATACCATCAGTCTTAACATCATTACGAGCAGGATCGCCTGCGCTTACACGTTGTCTGCCTGTTTTAAAATTAAGGTCTTGTGACTTTAATTTATTTGGATCTTGTGAAAGACCAATATCTGCATTAGGCACAACAATTGGTTGTTTATATTCTGCCATGATTATTATCCTTTTTTCTGTGCTGCAACTTTAGCCATACCACGACCCATAGTTTTCATGTCAATGTTCTTTTTGCCGCCTTTAGAACCTGCATGTTTAGGACCCTTTTCGATACCTACTTTAGCGCCGTCATTGCCTAAATTTTTGCCTTTAGTTTTACCTTGTTTAGTAATACCATCAGCTCCTGATTTATATGCCATGTTACTTCTCCTTAAGTTGTTGTTACTGTTACGCTTGCCACTACACCTGTTGCTACTAAATAATTAGGAGTTAATGGTGCATCAAAAAAACTAGCTCCTCCTACAGGATTCCAGCCCCATTGTATAATTCTACTACCACCCATCGGAACACCTGTTGAATCCACTCCAGGTCCAGTTTGTTCTGTTAGTTGTAGCCCATTTAAGCCTGATTGATAGTAACTAGGACTATCGGGTCTTGGATTACGTACTGCTTGTGGATCATTTACTGGGTATAAGCCTAAACTTAACTGTGGCTGATCTGGTTCCCAGCATTCAGGACATACAAGTATATTAACATTTTTGGTCTTAATAACCAATCTTTTAAGTTGTTTTAACTTATATCTAAACCCACAGCGATCACACTGTGCAATCGAATTCTTGGCACTAGCGAATTTAATAGGCATTTAATTATCCGTGATAAAACATTTCACGAGGTACAAATCTTACACTCGCTTTTTCTCTGTCTTCATCTGCAGCTAATTGGAATGCTTCTTCATATGCTGCTTTTAACATCTCAATTCTCATCTCAGCACCCGGTATTTTAAGACTTAGATAATAAGCAAGTCCTGCTACCATACACGGAATAAATCTAAACGGAATATCTTCTACAGTTACACCGTTACCCGCGTCTTGAATACGTCTTAATCTGTAATAAACAAACTGATAAAAATTACTTTGGTCAGGTGCTGGCCATACATTTACTGTTGGTAAATTTTGCACATAGATTTTAGCCCCGATTGCATGCGCGGCTAGTGTAGTATTATTTACGGCTCTGATACACCCTGTAATTGTATTACCACTAATACCACCATACTGAATAGTTTCAGCGTCTATTTTAATAAAACCAAACTGAGCTAATCCCACTGTACTTGATAATGTAATTGTTTCTGGGTTTGCAGCGGTTGACGCAGTAGCAGTTAAAGTTTCCGCTAATAAAATATCTGTTGGGTTCTCTTGACCACTTTGTCTATTGATCCACACTTGAATAGGACGACCTGTAGCATTTTTATTAGGTATTGTAATATAGGTCGATTCGGAAATACGGTTAATATTAATATCTTGTTGGTTTGATCCTGTACCAGTACGCGTTACCATGTCGAGCAAGTCTACTGTATCAGTAGGTAGTGCATACATGATTTGATTTTGGTTTAGTGTAATTTGACCAGGCTCTACAGTCCACAAGTTAATACCTCGATTAGCCCATTCAGCCGTCATAATATTAAGTGAACGACGTGCAGTTCTTAAGTCATACCCAGTACGTAACTCTTGACCACAACGTTCAAATGCGTCTTCAACAAGATTGTTTAAATCTAAATTAAAGGTACTTGTACCTGAGGTTCTATCAACCATTATTTTTTCCCTTTAGGAAATCCTGCCTTCATGTTTGCATATGCTTTTGGTGATATTGTAGACTCTGATTTAGCACGTGAAATGCCTTTTTTCTTTCTAGCATTTATATTTGCATATAGTCCTACAGGTCCACCTTCTTTGTACTGAGTAAAGTCTGTGTTGTCACGACGTTTTTTAACTACGCCTTTAGGCATTGTATTTTCAGTAGCACTAGGAATCTTAGTTTTCTTTATAGCACCCATACCGCGTGAAGGTCTCATTAGCAGATCTTTCCTTTAGTTTTGCCTTTTACAGCGATACCATCAGCACGTTTAGATGCTGAAGATTTAACCATACCACCTTTTTTGTAGTTCTCATCAAACTTTTTAACTTCTTTACTTGGAGCATATTTTTTAAGTCCACCTAATTCAGCACCTTTAAGAGCTCCTTTTTTAGGGTCTGGGCTCATATCTTTTTCAGAACTACCAATGCCTTTTGGAGTTGGGCGAGTTTCATTAGGTAATGCTTTAGTTTCAGGAGACATGTCTCCTTCTTTAATTACTTTCATAAGTTTTTTATCTTCAGCCATATTATTCTCCTAGCACATCTTACCTTTTGTTTTACCACGAACTTCGATGCCGCCGCCTTTAGCATAACCACAACCTTTAGCCATACCACCTTTTTTAAGTTTAGCTAAGTCTGACTTCTTACCGCCATGAAGTTGTTTCTCATGCATGCCAACAGCTTTTTTAGCCATCTTTTTATCTTGAGCCATGTCTAACTTACCGCCTTCTTTATAAGCCATGCCACCCATATTCATTTTCTTTGTTGCACAACCGCCTTTAGCCATTTTCTTAGCCATACCGCCTTTTTTCATGTAGCCCATTTTATTTCTAACCTCCGTTGGTAATTTTGATAATCCAGGATTTTCACTTGAATCTGTTGCCTTAAGTGCTCCACCTGATCCGAACTTCTTAGCTTTATCTGCTTTCATAAACTCTTCTCCTACTGATTTTGATATACCAACTTTCTTAGCGAAGGCTGGATTATTAGCTACAGCTGCCATTAAATTATGTTGCTTTTTAGATTTACTTGGCATTTAATCAGCCTTTGTATCTGTGTGTTGAACTTCTACTTCAACTTTAGTTTCTTTTTTACTAGGCTTGATAGTTTCGACAGCAACTTCTGTAACTTCTTCTGTAATTTCTGAATGAGTAATTTCATCTAATAATTCCTTTTGTTTTTTCATTTTAAACACCTTTTCTATAAAAGCTTTCATATTATTTACCTAGCCAATGAGTTACCATCCAGCTTACAATACCTGAAAAAATAGTAGCGATAGCAATAAATACTTTCCATCCACCTTTAATTTCTTCTAATGTTTTTTCAATACTATCAAGTCGTTTTTTTAATTGTTCCATGTCTTCCATAATAGTATCTACATCCGATTGAATGTGTTTAATTTCAACACCATGTTCTGCTAGTTCGCGTTCTGCACTCATTTGCAATTCCACCTTTT